TGGTAATGTTGGTGTCGGCTCTACTCCAGTTTCAACTTTAAGAAATGATGGACATGCAACAGAGAAAGGATTACAGGTAGGAAGAGCAGCTATGCTTTTTTCTGATACAGGTTTGACTACAGATTTACAAAATAATTCACACTTAAATAATTCTGATCAAAGGGTTGCTATGACAGGTACGCTTGGAGCTACTTTGTATGGTCAATATAATGGGCAACATACATGGTATACCGCAGCAGCAGTTGCTGCACCTAATGTGCAATCTATGACTGCAAGAATGAGTCTTGATATTAGCGGTAATTTAGTTGTTGGAGGAAATGTCACAGCTTTTGGTAGTCCTTCTGATATAAGGTTGAAAGAAAATATTGAAGTTATTCCTGATGCCCTTGATAAAGTAAAACAACTAAGAGGAGTCACTTTTAATTACAAAAAAGATGGGAATAAAAGTACAGGACTTATAGCACAAGACTTAGAAAAAGTTTTACCTGATGCAGTTTATGTAACTTCTGATGTAGACGACGGTGAGGATAAACACTTAGCTGTTCGTTATGGCAATACAGTAGGTTTATTAGTAGAAGCTATCAAAGAATTAGAAGCTAGAGTAAAAGAATTAGAGGGTAAATAATGGCTTTACCAACCTCAGGTGCTTTATCTTTAGATGCAATACACGTTGAAGCTGGTGGTAGTTCTGGTACTACTTGTTCTTTAAATGATTCTGATATTAGAGGTTTAACTGCTGCTGCCGGTAAAACTATTAATAGTACTTTAGGGACTGATGTAGACTTTGGAGATTTTTATGGTGCATCTTCAGTTTCGTCATTTACTATGGGTATGGTGGTTGGTTCCAAAGTCACTACAAGTACTCCTCAATATGGTACACCCTCAACAACCGCGAGAAGAGGTTTTGATTCAAATGTTATTACTGGGTATGGATCTGTCTCTGGTGGAGCTGCAACTAGTTCTGGATTAGGTACTAAGGCTATTAATGGCTTTTTATTTGGGGCTGAAATACACGGTTGTGATGTTAGAGGTATTAACCCGCAAACTTTTACACCACGGTTACAACTGCGAGTGATAGGCAACATCACTAGCAATGGTGGCTTTACCACGATGACCGTTAATGGAAATGCATTTCAAAGAAGTGCTGCTACTTTTGCAGGAACATCAACCACTGGTTCTAACTGGGAGTGGGATTCTGCGTCTGTCTCTGGTATAGGACCTTTTACTTCCTCGACCACAAATAATTTCCCACCCTTCCCTGCTTCAGGAACTTCTATAAACGTTGTATTTACCTAATGAGTGAAATAAAAATAAAAGAAGAACCCATATATAGTAAGGTCATTGGCACTTATCCAGATGTAGACGAGAATAATTCTGCTTTTACTAGACTAAGTTTTAGTCTCAAACATCCGATAACAAAAGAAGAAATATACTACCAACTAAATAAAGAGGATAGTAAAAACTTACTTATAGAAAAAGAAGACGGATTGTACGTTGAAGAAGACAACGTAAATTATCTTATAGATGGTCACTGTGTTGCTGAGTACCTAGAAGCCTTAAGCCTCGCATGGAAACCGGGAGAAGAAGCTGTTGATATACCTAGTGAATGGTGGGACGAAGTAAAAATAGTACCAAAAGATACAGCTATGTGGGATGAAGTTTATGTTGATAAAGAAATTGTAAAGATCGATTATAGCGTTGGTTGTAAAAGCACGCTTCTAAATAAACTTAACGACTTAATATCTTTAGTTAGAGAAAAATTTCCTAACGACTCTGGTTTTAAAAATAATAAAAATAATATTATTGGCATGTACTTAGATAACCATTCAATAAGACCACCTTATAAATCAAACAATACAATTACTGTTTATCATATGTACTACAAAAAAGATTGGTTTCAAGAATTATTAAAAGAATATAAAGTTCCAGAACAGGGTTACAAATATTATTTTTGGTTTGGTTTTAAATATGATTTAGACTCAAAAAAAAGATACCTTAAAGTGGTTATCGAAGACAATGACACAACAAGTAACTACCAAGCTAACCCAGATTCTTTTATTCCAAGACCGCAGTTACCACATTGTAATGAACCTTACTTTGCAAAAATTTATAACCCCGACGGTACCGAAGCAGATGAATACGATGTGTTTTTTTCAACCACGCCTAAAATTATGAAAGCATATTGTGAAGAAAATGAGTTAAGTTTCCCGTTTCCAGAAGACAAAGAAGACGAGTATATTTGGACTTATGGTTTAGTTTACGATAAAAAGACCCTTAAAATAAAACAAGTAAAAGGATATATTAAGAAAGCACAAGAGGTTACACCTTGGTTGATATAAAATTAAATACAAAAGAGATAGATAAAAAATTCTATCAAAAAGTAAAAGAAGAAGAAAAATTAAGGAAAGAGTTTAGAAAAAAATTTTATAATTAGATATGTGGAAATATTTTACTGAAGACGAACTCAAGTGCAAACATACTGGGATATGCAAAATGGACCCAGAGTTTATGGAAACTCTTGAAAAAATACGTGAAGAAGTAGGAATTCCGTTTATAATAACAAGTGCCTATAGAGATCCAACGCATCCTATAGAAGCAAAAAAATCACAACCAGGAGCTCACGCAAGTGGCAAGGCTGTAGATATACTTGTACGAGGTTCGGATGCCTTTAAGTGTATAGAAGTAGCGTTAAAACACGGTATAACCGGGCTTGGTGTGAAGCAACATGGCGACTCTAGATTTATACATCTAGATACTTTAGAAGCCACTAGTACCAGACCAAGACCTTGGGTTTGGAGTTATGGCTGATTCACAAGAACAACGACTAGAAAAGATAGAAGAAAAATTAGACAGACTAGCAGATGCAGTCGTTTCTATCGCTCGTATTGAAGAACGAGTAGCTACTGTTCTTAGGCAGAATGACAGGTTTTTTATTAGAATGGATAAGATAGAGCAACGTTTAGACGACGTAGAAGCACAATCCGATGTCAATTCTAATACAGGACGATTTATAGAAAGATTTATGTGGATTGTTGTAGCCGCAGGAATAGGATTATTAGTATATTTTTTACGCACATAGGAGGTATTTATGGCGGATCCAATAACAAAGTCAGTAGTAGGTATAGCTGGCAACGTTTTAAATAAATTTGTTGCAGACAAAAATTTAAAAATGCAACTTGAGCATGAGCTCAAGACACAATTACAAACAGCTAATCTTGCTCAAATAGAGGTTAATAAAGTAGAAGCAGCTAGTAAGAACTGGTTTGTAGCGGGCTGGCGCCCATCTGTAGGCTGGGGTTGCTCAGTTGCAATGATTGTACATTTTATTATATTACCTGTAGGTGAGTGGATTGCTGCATTGTCTGGTGTAAAAGTAGATATGCCAGAGTTTGATTTTACTCAATTGTCTACAATACTTATGGCTATGCTTGGGATGGCGGGGCTTAGGACTTTTGAAAAACAAAAGAAAGTAGCCAGAGGAGATGACTAATATATGGCTTACTTTAAGCTAAGAAGTTTTAACGGTATTGCGCCTCAAGTTTCACCTAGATTATTAGGTGAAGGTTTAGGTCAGACTGCAAATAACACAGACTTAGATCGTGGTGTATTAACACCAATTACTAGTAATAGCACAATAGCCACATTAAATGCACAAGCCAGAGCTGGTTTGTATAGGTATGACTTTGGTGGGCAAGTCTATAACTTAGAGTTTACTAATGCTGTAAATGTACAACCGGGCCCTGTAGCAGATGATGCTTTTGACCGTTTGTATTGGACTGGTGCTGGATTTCCACAAATGGGTAGTTCTACACAACTACTTGCTTCTGGGTCTGGTGCATACCCAAGAAGTTTTTTTAGATTAGGTATACCTGCACCAACTAGCGCTGCAAGTACAAGTATAACTTCTGGTACAGATGATGGTACACAAACACAATACAGCACATCCTATGTATATACTTTTGTATCTGCATTTGGGGAAGAAGGTCCACCGTCGCCGGCGTCTACAGTATTAACAAAAGTAGATGGGCAAACTGTAACTATCTCTGGTATGGACACCGCTACTTCTAAAAGTAATACTAATTTAGCTAATAAACGTATCTATCGTTCTAATACTGGTTCTAATACTACTAACTTTCAGTTTGTAAAAGAGGTATCTTTAGCTACCGCAAGCACAACTGATAATTTAAACAATGATGCTTTGGCTGAAGTAATACCCTCTACTTATTGGATTGCACCACCAGACGATGACACTAGCACTTATCCTAATGGACAGATGTTAGGTTTAACTGCTATGGCTAATGGTATCTTTGCTGGATTTAGTGGTAAAAGGATTTGTTTTTCAGAACCTTTTTTACCACACGCTTGGCCCGTAGCATACCGTATAACACTTGAAGAAGAAATTGTAAGTATAGCTATGGCGGGACAAGTGTTATTTATTGCTACTAAAGGTACACCTTATATAGCCGCAGGTACAGACCCTCAGTCTATGAGTGTCATACGTATGGAAGCAGCCCAAGCATGTTTAAATAAAGAGTCACTTGTAGATATGGGTGACCTAGCTATTTATGCTTCACCTGATGGTTTAGTAGGCGCTTCGGGTAGTGAAATTACAGTGTTGACAGCAGGATTAATTACACCTAAACAATGGCAAGCACAGTTCTACCCCTCTACAATTAAGGGTTTTTTATGGCAAGGTAAATACATAGGACAATATTATACTGGCTCTGCTTACGGTGCCTTTATGTTTGATTATCGTGGTGGTAAAAACGCTTTTACAACTATTAGCTCCTTAGCAACGGGACATGCACAGGGTGGTTTTACTGACCCTGATGACAATGAACTGTACCTTATTGATTATGATTCTGGTGGTGGTAATGCTCAAGTAGAACTTTTTCAAGGTAGTGCTACAAATACTACGCAAACATTTAAAACAGCCGAATTTGTTTTACCTAGACCTACTAGTATGAATTTTGTAAAAGTAGAAGCTGAAGCATATTCTGGTTCTGGTATTACAGTAAAAGTATTTGGTGATGGTACAGAAATATTTGACGCTACAATTACAGCCTCTGGGTCTGTGTTTAGTGCAACAGGTTCTGCGCCTACGTCTTTTAGTGCAACAACAATTATGGAACCAATTTTAAGGCTACCTACTGGTGTACATAAAGTATATGAAGTAGAAGTATCAGGTGCGCATACTATAAATGAAGTTTGCATTGGAGAATCTATAGATGAGTTGAGGGCTATCTAATGGCTACTAAGGAAACTAAATTACCCTCAATACCACCTATTCCGTCTAATGTTGATCCACAGTTAAAAACTTATCTAAGCGCTATCGAAGAGGTAACAAAAGTAAGATTGGGTACACTTGGAGATCCTAAAGATAGGGCGGTAACTGTACGAGAACTTATTGATACTGGGTTAGCTGAAAACTTTTTAGAGAACCCTTTTAACCCAAATGCGGGTACACCAGATAATACTTTTATACCTACGGAAAGAGTTGATGTCACAATACCACCAGATGTCACTGGTTTTTCCGGTACCGGTGCATTTCAAAAAATTATTCTTTCTTGGGATCCAGTACAGTTTGGTAATTTTGCTTTTACTGAAGTGTGGCGTCATACAAGTAACAACATAGGTAGTGCTACTCGTATTGATACTACTAGAGCTTCAGTATACGCAGATACTGTAGATTTAAACTCAAACTTTTATTATTGGGTCAGGCATGTATCTACTTCTAATATAGAAGGGCAGTTTACCAATGGTATAAATGTAACCACTTCTAAGGTTTCTAGCTCAAATGTTACTGATTTTTTTGTTGCTGATGCCATAACTGCAGCTTCTGGTGTCATTGCTGATGCAGCAATAGGTACTGCTCAAATAGATGATGCTGCTATAACTAATGCAAAAGTAAATGATTTAAACGCTACTAAAATTAATGCGGGCTTTTTAAATGCAGGTAGAATAGAAGCAAACTCAGTAAATGGTGTACAAAAAGGAACTGCTCATTCTTTTTCTACTATAAAAGTAGAGTCAGCAAGTGGCGCCATAATTTCAGATATAGATAGAGATGGCAGTATTATTAACAATGTAGGAGGTTACAATGTCTGTTATGGGTACAGATGTGTAGTGGAAGACAATATGAGATTTGGTAATACTTTTGGAACTAGCTTACCTTATTTTGCTTATAACAAACTACATAATGGTAATTATTACAATATCCATCTAAAAAGACTTGGAAGTCTTTCTTTTACAGTTCTTAGTGACACTCAAGGCGTTTATACTGGTCAGATACAAACTACTTTTTTTGGTGCATACACTGGAGATGAAAGGCTATTTATAACTGCATCTTTTGGTACTACAGGTACAACTCAAGCTACTTATGTTGCGAGTGAAACAAATGGTTCTGGAGCCACAGGAACAACTACTTCAACTCAGTTTAATAAAGGATCGTCTTGGGTAGATTTCCATAATATGGGCTCTTCGGGAGCACAAATGAGAATGTCTTTTGAAAGCAGTTTTTTAAGTGGTACTAGTACAGGTACAACTTATCATCTTAATGTTTGGGGAGGAGTAAGTCTTGCTGGCCCAAACTCTCAAGGTCAACACCAATTTGATACAACTTTATTAGGTGTATATAAACAACATATTTAGATATGGGAGGCATAATTACAGTATATGAAAAAGAAACTGGTTCAGTTACTGGTATTAAACAATGGATAACTGAAATAGACAAAACTGCAATAATAGAGAATATTCCCACAGAAACTCATGCATATAAAGAAGAGGCTGCACCCTCATTACAACATAGATGGAATGGCACTGATTGGGAGCCTATACCAGAACCAATTGAGTACGCTTTACTTGCAATTAGGGTTAGAAGGAGAATTTTACTGAATAATTGTGATTGGACTCAAGCTAATGACAGCCCTTTATCTGATACAAAAAAAGCAGAGTGGGCTACTTATCGACAAGCTTTAAGAGATTTACCTAGTAATTACACAGATACTGATGAAGCTTCTAAAGTAGAGTGGCCAGAGGAACCAGAATGATTTTATACACAGAAGAACAATTGGAAATAGCATATACTGAGTATCGAAAACTGCACATGAGAAGAGAGGTACCTTTTCTTAAAAAAGAAGATTTTAGAAAATTTTTTGAGTTTCTTATGGAGAATACTACATTAGATTATGTATGATATGACTATGTTTGAACTTACGTTGAATGATTTTTATGTTGAATTCCTAGGGTTTGTACTAACCCTACTGGTTGGTTTAGCTGTAAAAGATTGGGCAGTAGGCTTTGTAAAAGGTGCTACTTTCCGTTTGACGTCGTCATTCAAAGAAGGTGATAAGGTAATTTTAGATGGTGATACCGCACTTATTATAAAAGTAGGGTTTGCTCAAACAGTATTTGGTGTATACAACGATGACGGTTACACGTGGCGTTATATATCAAACCAAAAAATTGATACATTGAAGCTAGAAAAGATTGTAGACTCTGAGCTACATGCTGACACAGCTGAGGAGAAGGCACAAAAATTAAGGTCTTTTTTGAAGGAAGACGATTAAATTGCTAAAATATTAGAGAGGTATAATATGAGTGCAACTAGAAAAATGACAGATAAAGGTGAAGGTAAGATTGGGAAAATGAAAACCCAAGAAAAAAGACTTGAACCTAGAGGTAGCGGTAATAGTGCTAATGACTTCCCAGATTTAACTGGTGACGGTAAAATTACTATGGCTGATATTTTAAAAGGTAGAGGCGTAATTAAATAATGCCTAGAACCAGAAAAAAACCTTCTATGAAGGTTAAAAAGAAAGCACTGACTAAACGTCAGGAAACAGCAATGAAGCGTCATTCTAAGCATCACACTACAAAACATATGAAATATATGAAACGTAGAATGCTTATGGGTGATACATTTAGACAAGCGCACAAGAAGGCGCAAAAACAGGTAGGTGCATAATGCCAGCAAAGAAAAGAAAAACAACTAAAAAGAAGAGTGGAGCTAAGCCAACTAATCCAGCTTTATATGCTAGAGTAAAGGCTGAAGCTAAACGTAAATTTAAAGTTTATCCTTCTGCGTATGCTAACGGTTGGTTAGTTCGTACGTATAAGAAACGTGGTGGTGGCTATCGTTAATGGAGTTTCTTTGGTTTCCACTTGTGTTCTGTTGTATTGTCGCTATGATTGGAGAACATTCTAATCCTAGGGGTATGAATATTTTTTGGTATAAAGTAGCAATAAAAACTAGAGAATATACAAAAGCACTAACAGAATATGATTCTGGTAATAATAGAGGAAACGGACCTAGATAATGGCTAACACAAAACCCAAAGGGGGCTTAACAGCTTGGTTTGGTAAAGGTAAAAAAGGTGATTGGGTGGACATTGGTGCACCTAAGAAAAAAGGTAGGTATCAAGCTTGCGGTCGTAAATCGGCTAAGAAAAGCAAACGTGCATACCCAAAATGCGTACCACGGTCTAAGGCCCGTAGTATGACAGCTGCTCAAAGACGTAGTGCGGTAGCACGTAAACGTAGAGCAGGTAACCCGGGTGGTAAACCCACAAATGTAAAAACTATAGTAAAAAGGAAAAGACGTGCCACAAAGAAGAAGAAGTAAAATGCCTGCTAGGAATAAGAAGAACTTCCGTTCTACGAAGTCTGGTGCGGGTATGACTCGTGCCGGTGTAAAAGCCTACAGACGTTTGAATCCTGGCTCTAAGTTAAAAACTGCTGTTACTGGTAAAGTAAAGAAAGGTAGTAAAGCTGCAAAAAGACGTAAATCATTTTGCGCACGTTCTGCAGGACAAATGAAGAAGTTTCCAAAAGCTGCGAAGAATCCTAACTCTAGGTTAAGACAAGCACGTAGACGTTGGAAATGTTAATGTATTACAAATACATGGATCTAGATCCTGTATTTGTGTAAAATGAGGTTATTATGGGTAACAGAGTAAAGAAAAATATGGGCACTTCTAACGTAGGAGGTATAAAAGTACAAGATACTCAACTTATGCCCTACCCTACTCAAAAAATGGGCCCATCTGTAACATTAAAAATGCCACAGAAAAAACAACCAAAAAGAATTCCCTATGGAATGAAGAAAGGCCCAATAAAACAGAAAAAACAACCAAAAAGAATTCCCTATGGACATTATATAGAAAGATGATAAATAAACCTTTAAATCATAAAGAACCGCACACATACAAAGACTTGTGCACTAAGAAGTATTCTACAGTTCCGAATCACGACGGTTCTGTACCCGGTGAAAAACAATCTATATTTGTTGACACCAAATCACATCGTAAATTTAAAAATACTAAAGCGGAGTATTGATATGTATCATAAAAAAGGTAAGAAGAAAAAAGGCATGACTAAAAAAGCCAAGCCTATGAAAATGAAAGGATACGGAAGAAAAAGAAAGTAACTATACTTTTTTTGCGTTTTTATCTCTTTTAAAAGATCTATTTTGACTTGAATGCTGAACCACTAAGTTATTAGGGTTAGTATTCATTGGGTTTCCATCACGGTGGTGGATATCAAAACCACTACCTTTTGTAACCCGTCCATCTTTTAACGCTTGTCTACGTACTTTGTTGCGCATTGCACGTCTTTTCTTCTGTTCAGGAGTGCCCTGATAACGTGCATATTCTTGTTTGTAATTTCTAGCCATTCTTTTTATTTTTTTTATATTTTTCTTCTTGTCTGCCAATTATATAACCTACAGCAAAAGGCAAAACTAAAATAAAAATACCGATTAATTCCATTAATATTGAGTTGAAGGGTCTTCTTTTGCAGGTCTATTTGCAACAGCTTTAGGCACAGGACGGGCCTTACCGCGAAGTTGTTTTATTTGATAACCCGCAGCAGCATTACGCAGATTGATGAGTTTTCTTACTAATTCATCTGCGTTAAACCAGAAGGTTGAATCGGCTTCAAAGTCATATCGTCCACAACCTTTACACCTTTTATCCCCAAACTGGCGCACTGTACACCACCCAATACAAGGTGAGTCAGCTAAGCTATTACACTCTCCTGTTAAACTAGAGAGGTTTTTACCACTCATAAGTGCTATTTTACACATAAATTCCCTAATTTGGCTACAAAATCTGTGATACTCATGGCTTCTGTCATGAACTGCGACTTAGTAATATTGTTTACATTATTGAAGTCTTGTGTGCACATAAGTAAATTACCTACACCAAGAACTGCATAGCACGGCACACCCTCTTTTTTACGTCCTATAAGCCAGGCACACTGTTGGGGTGTTAGATTAAAACAAATAGATGTTCCATCTCTTTTGGGTAATTCTTTTTTATATTTATACTCTACAAAACAAAGGCCGCCATTGCCTGAGTAGAAACAATCTGGAACACCGCCGTGGTAGGCGTCATTAATTTTCCATTTGTAGATAGAAGAGGGAAGTTTTTTATGTATTTTGTTTATAAAATGACGTTCTTGCATACATTACATCGGATCTCGGCCGTATGTAATGCATTGTAGCACATACGACGACGCATCTTGTCGCCGTATGTACATCACTTTTAGGAGTCGGTTGGACTTAAATTAAGTTTTGTATATACCTCCTTGGCATATTCATAATCTTCTTCAGTTACCCAACCTTGGTTTTCTGCATTTAAGTTGTAAAACTTTTGTGCAGCTCTATTTTGTGTTTGTAGAGAACTTAGTTTCCATAAAGCACTAAATCTATCGCCTCCTAGCTGTCCAATCTGAGTGTTCCACTCTCGTGAAACTCTTAGTTTAGATGAAGCAAAATCCATAAGAAACGGTGTTTTAAGTAATTCACCTGTTTCTGGATCTTTACGAAGTAATAGATGTGATTGAGTCTGAATGATCTCATGATCTTCAGCTTTCAATCCTTCTTTCGCAAGATGGTCAAGGGCTGCTGATTGACTACCATAGGTACCAATCAACCCTCCACCACTCTCACGTTTTCTCCAAAGAACAAAGTCTTCTTTAAAATGCACGTTAATAACGTATAGCTCTGTGCCATAGTTTTCGTTGGTAACGCTGTTTACAAAGTCTCCCGGTTTAGCACCGTCAATGTACGCGTCGTGGTTAGGATCCACTTCACTGTTCATTTGTTGGAGTAACTTTACTCTTGGGGTTTGTAGATGCTCAGCAGTGACATTTTCATTACCAAGCCCAGATGCCTCTTTTACGTGCGCTGGCACTTTACTAGAGACTAGTGATATAGCTGTTTCGCTCATTGTTCACCTTTCGTTTTTCGTGTTTAAATTTACTTACTACGGTAATTAACCTTAGTAAGCTCCGTGGAACGCACGCCGGGAACCGATGGTTCCATAGCGATAAGTTCCCTATAAGCCGTAGCAGACATACGTTTTTGCAACAATTCAAAACGACCAGTGTCGCTTATGTGTTGATGCAGAACATCCCAGTCTTCTACAGTTGGTACTGTTTCTGTTTTAAGAGAAATAGTACATACATCGTTACCGGTCTGAGTAAGACCTTGTCTTTCCATATCGGCAGCGATTTCTGCTTCCAGAGAATTTTGTACTTGCTTTAGTTCTTTCTCTTGTTCAAGTAAGACCTTAAGCTTTGCACGCGTGTCTGCAAGCATGTTCATTTTGTCATCAAGATTAACTTGTTGATTTTCCATAATAACTCCTAGTGGATGACTTGGTTTTCTGTTAAGTCAATACGTAAGTCATCATATACGATATTGACTCCTTTAGTAAGTTCAACAGCAAATAAAGCTGCTTCTTTTACAATCTCTTTGATATCTGGTTCCATGTCTTGGTCTAGATAACTAGATACAATAAGTTCAGATATTGAATATATTAGAGCTGTAGCTAACACAGTATTATCTGTTTTAGTAAGTTCGTGTAACTCTTTTTGTGGAAGTTTACCTAATTGTAAAATCTTTTTTGAATCTGACATTTCCATATTATACCTTATGTAATTCACTAAGCACGTTAAGTAAACTTTCCATACGATTTAATTTACCATTTAGTTTATTGTATACCTCTGATTCCCACGTATTTCTAGCTGATATAAGTATAGTTTCAGTTTTTTGAGTTTGACCAGAACGGTGTATACGTCTGTTGAACTGTTGAAAATGTTCAGCATTGTATGTAGGAGAGCACCAGATAATTGTATTAGCTTTAGTAAGTGTAAGACCATGACCTGCTGACTGTGGATGTGCAAACAATACTTTGACTTGCCCAGCTTGAAAACGTTGTACAATTTCAGGCCGCTTTTGTGCAGGTACAGAACCGTCGATTACTTCATATGTATAACCACGTTTTTCTGCAAGCTCTATAAGTGCATCGCGTTCGTGTTTCCAGTTGAATGCTACAAGTGAATGTTTACGTACATCAACTAGATCCATAACAAGTTCATATCTATCTTGGTGAAAATACTGAGTAAGACCGTTTTCATCATATACACCACCACTAACAAGTTGTAATAGTTTTTTGACTCGAGCACCTGCATTGACTGCATTGATAGTCCCTTGTTTTGTATACAATACTGACTCTTCAGCAAGTGTTTTGTACATCTTAGCTACCTGCGGGGAAAGTGTTGTATATACAGTTCGGACTATATTGTCAGGTAAATCAATACAATCCTCTAGTGCATGTCGAATTGTAATGTCTTTTAGTTGGTTAGCGACTACTTCTTCGATGCCGGGTTTGTCTGTCCATACATTAGCAAAGCCATTGAACTGTGGCGTACAGACTTGATGACGATACGAGTAGAATCGCGAACCTAAATGTTGTCCGTCATCTATTAGATGGACTGGATGCCAAAGATCAAGAATACTGTTGGTATTAGGAGTACCAGACATCCCGATACGGCGTCTGAATAAGGTTGATAAAGTCTTGATATTTTTTGACCGTTTAGCGTCTTTATTTTTAAAAGCAGTGAACTCATCTATTACTAAGTTGGTAAAGTTTGTTAATAACTGTTGATTTTTAACTAAAAAATTGACCGCTTCAAAATTGGTAATAACCATATCAAGCGATGTATCTTCAAATACTTTTTGTCTATTCTTAGCGTAGGCAACACCGTATTTAATATCAGGTTGAAATTTCTTAATATCATCAACCCAAGCTGCTTCCAGAATGGATAACGGTGCTAAAACAAGAGTTCGGCCCCCCCATTGTACATGTGCGTCTAGTACAGACCTTGTTTTTCCTGTTCCGGGATCGGAAGTAACTAAACAACGTGGGTTGTTAGTTAGAAACTCAGTCGTTTCTTCCTGATGTGCATAAGCACTTATTGTTTTCTCCATCATATCTGTATTTGTTATTTGTTATTTAATATTTAGTGCGAGAGCATTATACCTACTCTACACCCCATTGACAAGCAGGGTCTTCTCCTTTCCTATATGAACACCACTTGCAATTAGATTTGCTTGGATTAGGTGGGAAATTCTCTGCTGATGTCATAACCATAGCTCGCTCATGGAGTTTTGGTAAAAATAAAAGAGCTTGATCTCTAGTGTATGATTGCTCAGTTACAGTGCCGTGGTCTAAATACCACAGTTCTGTTTGTACATGTTGTAAATCTGGGTATCGTAAAAAAGAACCTATTGCATATGTTAAAGCTTGTTGTCCATGCGCGATTTCATTACCAAACTGTCTACCAGTTTTATAGTCTATTACACGTGCGCTGGTGTCATCTTCATGTACGATTGCATCTAATTTGATACGAGCCCATACATTTTTTGCCATCCAGTGACATGCTTCCCATTCTATGGTAAAACCCCATTCGCCTTCTAGTTCTACTTTACCTTCATCATACAAAGCCTTTAGATCTTTAAACTGTGTTGTAAATTTATTTAATGTGTCAGGCATATCTCCTAAAGTCCCCTGTACGTAATGTTCTGCTTGCTCATGTATTTCACTACCACGTTTTGCAGCTGGTCCATAGTCTTCAGATATTCTCTTTACCTTAGAGATATATATCCGATATGGGCACGTTTCGTACGTTTTAAGGGTTGAATGGGACCAAGCTGGTATAAGGCCTAGTTCTTTAGACTTTGACGTCTCAATGACATTATGAGTGTCAGGACGTCTATCAGACGTAAGTTGTGGCATACATTTTAGGAGTTATTAGTTCATTACAGATTTATCTCCTAATAATGTAGTATCTTTATCGTCAAAGTGTTCTTGTATTAAGTTCTCTTTTACTTGGTCATCAATTACCCAAGTCACTGCAACTCCTCGGGGAGCAGAACTATTTTTTCCAGTGCCGACACGCTTACGTGTGGTAGTGACATTTAGTCGACTCATTGCTTTTGTAAAATCTCGTATAGCTAATGCTTTTCTATTATCTGTAAGTACATCATACACTAGTTTAATATGCTGCATAGGTATAATCATTTCTGTACTTGACTTTGCTATCCAGTCTTTGATATACCTTTGTGCCGTACTTATTCCGCCGGCGTCAAATGTGTTTGTAAGTGGTATGTCTAATATTTCTACAAAGTATTCTAGATTGCTTTGTTTGATTGCAGTTGCAAATTCTTCTAGTACAGACATAGATACTTGTTTCATTTCTTTCTTAGCATCATTTTCTAGTGCAGTGTGAGCCATACGCTCATCTACCTGAAACTTTTGTAAAAGTCCTGCAAAGTTAAATAACTCTGCTTGTACATCTGCTAGCATACCAATGAAGTCAGGGTGTGCTTCTTCTAATTTACTTTCTTGTCTGGGTGCTACGTTGTAACGTCTATCGCCTTCTTCTATCTTAACTGCGTCAGCTCGGTTAGTAAGAAAGATAAAATTACAAAAGCTAGGTAATTCTATTTGGTTAGTACGCATGGCACGTATTGTTAATGTAGGTTCTGTGACTTGGTGTTTAAGCTTGTCAGCCATTCTGCCTGTGTTACCTGAGTCGCCCATACGGAACTCATCTACTACAAGAAATAAGGCCGTACGCATGTACAAGTTAAATTGTTCCTCTATGTTTTCTAAAGAACGCATTGGTACTTGTTGCTCACCAAACAAAGGCTTCA